AAAAAAGTTTGTCAATTGTTTCATATTTGTTTTCTGTTTGGATATTACCTATCCATTTTTTTATCTCAAGAATTTTATTATTAGTAACTTTGTTAATCAAGTTTTCATATATTTTAACACTCTCATTAAGGTAATCATTAATAAGAGTGTTATCCATTCCTTGGTTTGTATTTAATTCATCGTATAAGTAAAAAAGACTACTTATAGTTTTGTCCTCCAGAACTAATTTTTTAAAGTTTTTTATTTCATTTTTAAAACTTTTTTTGATATATGATTCTAATAATTTCTCTTCAATTTTTGATTTAAGTGTCCCGAATTTCATAGTGTTTTTATTTATAAATATCAATCGTTTAAAAGTTTACTTAATTGGTTTTCCATTTCACCTAAAAAATTTTTACCTTTAGATAAATCAATAAAAGAATCATCATCTAAAAGATTTTCACTCTCTAATAATATTTTTAAATTATCTCGATTGAAAGATTCAGGTGTCAAACCTCCCCCTTCTCCTCCAACTGGTGGTGGAGGTGGAGCTCCTCCAGGAGATGGTGGTGCACCTGCTCCTCCTCCTGTAGTCGTTGTTGTACCACTTTTTGTTGAGTATAACTTATCTAAGTTATCAAAAACACCAGTATGAGTTATAATTGTTGCAGTATTTTTCAATTCAGCACCAACTGCTTGTTCTATTCTTTGTTGTTGTAAGTCAATCTTAATTTCTTCATCAGAGAATCCAAGAATGTGTTTTTTAGCCCACGTGATTGAAACTGGCATAATACCTTCAGCACCTGCTGTTGTTGCCTCTTTATAAGCCGCAAATTTTTCTTTCCAAACATCAACTTTCAATAAATCAGCTTGAGTTGATGGATTTGTTAAACTTAATGTAAAGTTATTTAACTCGTCTTCAAATCCCAATAAGAATAAATGAATGATTGCTATTTTATTCATTTCAGCAACCATTGATTTTTGAATTCTATTAATTGTTCTTGCAAAACGAATATCAATTAACGATAAGTTTTTTCCATCCCCAACAGGTTCTTCAAATCCTAAAAATGCTTTAGGTACACGTAATGCGGTAAGAAGTTTTTTCTGAATGTATTCAATATCGGCAATCTCACCTAAGTTTGTTCCACCCGCTAATGTTTCGATAGGGTTAGTTGCTGCAGGATCCCTCACAGGTATAAAATAATCTTGGTCAACAGCCATTTGATTAAATCTCATATCAACATTACCTGTTTGAGAATCAACTACCTGACTACGTTTAAATTTGTTTGCAACACGTTGTACATATGGTTCAACATCCTTATCATCCATATTACCAACGAATACTTTAAATACCCTTCTTTCAGGAGCACGAGAAGTTCTATATATCAACATCGCATCTTCAGATAACAATAATTGTTTCCAAATACGTCTTGCTTTTTCTAACATTGATGTACCATAAGGAAGTTTTCTATCATCACCTAATAAACGGAAGTGAGCAATTTCCCAAGAATTGAACTCCATATCCTTAGCCTTCCATTTAAATCTAAGACCCTTGTTTTCTGCAGGTTCTTCAACATTTTGTCTACTTGCTTGTGCTGGCATACCTCTTTCCAAACGTTCAATTTCAATGTTTGGTAATTGCATACAACCAACAACTCCTTTTTCTGAATCCAATTTCAAATACACAAAGTTATCACCATACTTACAAGTATTCCTCGTCCACATAGGTAAATTTGTATTGATATCAAGTACATTGATAAACAAGTCTATCAATATTGATTTAATTCTTTTTGATTCAGAATATATTTGCAACATATAACCATTATGGTCAACAGTTGTTGCTTCTTCACCATAAATGTCCAATGCTGCAGATATTTCTGGTGTATATTCCATACTTTCATAATCATAAAATGATGCCAACCTCGTTGGTTCATAATAAACTGCTTGAGTATATAAGTTACTTTCAATCTTTGTCCATTGATTGGCCAAATAATAAGTTTGTTGTGCTTGTAAAAGTTCCTTTTCGTATTCTTGTTTAGAAGGTGTACGTAGTAGTTCTTTTTTATCAAACTTATAAGTTGGATAATCCTGATTTAATAAAGCATTAGGTCCGAAAGCGTGGGACAACCTTTGCCAAACTGTTAAATTATTTTTTTGTTCCATAAATTTAATTTAATGAAAAATATCAATAATTAAATAATTTAATTATTTTGATTTTTTTGGAGTTGGTCATTATTTTGTACAGACTTGTCTGTTGGTATAATTTTCTTTGTTGCAATTCCTTGTCCTGGTACATTTAATTTTGAACCATCAAATTTTTTACCCGATTTTTTTCTTCTTGTAACTCCCATAATCTTTATTTTATAAATATTATCTACCACCAAATAACCAAGAATATTTCATATAATCCTCCTTGGAGATATTTTGATTTCTTTGATTTATTCTTTCGTGACCATAAGGTATTACAGGATTAAAATCAATTTGTTTAGTAACCTCTTCATTATTACTTACAGACCATGAATCTAACATAGCTTTTGTTTGTTCAGTAACTTTTTCCAAATTACTAAAAGAAGACTCAGCAACATAAGTAGCCATTGCAATTGACATAATTAAATCATCATGTTGTCCCTTTTGATGGTCAGGTCTTCCATTTACATATACAAAAGTATTCATTTCATCAAATAATCTTGAACTATGAATTTTAAATTCATGTCTCATTACCTCCTCAAATGATGCTATAATCTGAACACGTTTATTATTAAAATTAATACCTGGTATCTTATCTAAAGCCTTTGGATCATACTTCCATTTATTTGCCAAATCAACACCATCTATGTATAAATTTTTATAACCCATTTCTTGTAACTTTCTTGATGTCGCAACACCCATACCACCAGTTATATCTATTACGATAAAACAATTATACATATTACCCCACTTGTAACATATCTCAGCCATTGTATCAGGTGGAAGTTTTCCAACATATTCGGCAACTTGTTCACGTTCATCAAAATCGATAATTTGGAATGAACTAAAGTCCTCACTATCACCTCTACTAACATCCACACCCATAACGTACTTATGTCCCATTATTGGTTCTTTCCATATCCAAAGAGAATTACCAATCATTTTATTTTGGGGTTCTTTAATCATATTTTCTTTAACTCTTTGCATCATTAAAGAATCAAATACATTATCACCTGAACCAAGAAAATTACACTCTAACTCTTGTGAAACCTTACGTTTGTCATACTTAAGTTTCTTTACCATACCCTCAAACCAAGATGAACAAGGTTTATACCCCGAATTCATCATTAACTTTAGTTCTTCAAAATTTCTTTCTTCAAAAGGAATTTGAGCCCAAGAAATAATATCTTCTTTTGGATATTCTTCTTTGTTCAGTAAATAATGAATTGTATCTTGAGTTTTTACTAAAAATAAGTCTTTTGTATATCTTGGGTCTCTATACCAAAACATTTCAGATATTTTGAAATCATTCATCCCTCTATTTGCTTGATTATAGATTTCATAATATATTGGGTCATAACCATTTGGTGTGGAAACCACAATTACTTTACCACCAGTTGAAAGTGATGCCATACAAGCCGCCCAAAAGTCAGAATCAGCATCAATGAACGCAGCTTCGTCAAATACAAGAATTGTTGGAGTAAAACCACGAAGAGCATCCTTTGACGTTGCAACCGCTTTAACCTCACATCCATTGTTTGTCTTAAAATGTTTTTGAGAATCCTTATCTTTTGAAAAATCAATTGCAACCCAAGATGGCCATTGAGTAATAAACATTCTAATTTTATTGGCCATCTCTTGAGATGTATCAAGTTTATTGGCGATTATTAGAATCTTTTCAGGTTTATTTTTTTTGGCAAATGCTATTTTCTTTGAAATCCAAGCAGCTGTTACTGTGGATACCCCAGCCTGACGATACTTTAAAGCAATGTTTTCATTGTAATCTTCATAATCTTGTAATAGTGAAATTTGGTCAGGGAATAACTCCAATGGCACATATTTTGATACCGTATTATCGTAAGTTTCTAAATATGTTTTTAGTGCATATGTAGTATCCCTCATACACTTAACATACTCAATCATTACTTGTTCTTTTGTTAAACTCATAAATGTTTTTTTATAAATATAAAAACCCCCACTTATTTATAAATGGGGGTTTTAAAGTTATTTTTAATCTTCATCATCTACATCATATACATCCCAATCATCGGGATTAAAATCATCGTCATCGTACTCATCTTCCTCAGGTTCAATTGGTTCTACCTTTTTTTCTGTTTTCATAATTTTTTCGTAATCTGGTTTTTCAATTTTCGGTGAATTTTTTTTGATTGTGTTTACAATTAATTGAGAAAATTCTTCAAACTTTTTCATTCCAGCTGGTTTTCCACCTAACACACCATCGTACATAATTTCGTTAAATAACTTTGGTTTATCATTTGCTAATTTGTTGAATTGAGTTTGAATTGCCCCATCCATCCAAGTTTCATAACCATCAATTAATTCACCCCATAAAAATCTTAATTTAGAACTAATTTCTCTACCAGTAATCATATTCTTAATTTCGTGTTTATGAGTATCGGTAATTTTCGTGAGAGTATTATTAATAGTTTTGTCTTTTGGTAAGTATAACAACGAATTGAAGTATCTTCCCGCTTTATATAATTCGTGTACCAATAATGGAAAATGTGGAGCTCTAACTTGTATCACCCAACCACCAGGATTAGAATTATCGGGTATAACATCAGCAAATGCAACCCTACCAACCGCTTGTTCAGCCATTCTTTCCAACATTGCAACATTATCATTATAGAAAATCGTTGCAGAATTTTCGAATTGTTTGTATTTGTTAATTAAATCGGGATCCATTTGATTTAATTGACTTTCTATTTCTTTGTAGGCATTAAATCCTTCAGACCAAGCAGTACCTTGAGTTGTCGCATTAATAAAATTTCTTGCCTTAACACGTTCATCAAATTCAGGGTCAACTTCTTTTGCCTTTTCTATTTGTTGTGGTGTAACTTTTTGTGGTGTTGTACGAACTGTGGCATTTGTTGAAAATTCAACATCCATTCTAATAGTCCCATTATCAACTCTTTCTTTTATCTTTGGAAATTTACTAAAAAATATTGCCAAAGCTAACTTTAAAAGTTTATCACGATGTTGAGATTCCAAAGATGGTAAATAGCTCATTAACTGACCCATATTATTATTACTACCACCTTCTTCTTTCGCCCTTTGATATTTTCTATTTTGAGCACCAAGAATCTTTTCCTTAGCATCTTGACTTAGAAAATCATCAACTGGTGCCTCATATAAAAGTATTTTCATATTATTTTAAATATTTTAATGGTTTGTGATATGCTTCATCCATCCTTCTCATAGCTTTATAAAACTCATCTTTAAATTTACTCATATGTCTTCTATCATGGGCTTGAGGTTCAGGCTCAACTTCAGGATTAGGAACCATTGGTTCATCTTCTTCTGGTGACCATTCAGGTTCTTTTTCTCTGTCAGGTTTAATTCTTGGTTTGATACCTGGTTCGATAGTTGGAGCAAATGGGTCATTCATACTAAATTTACTTCTTCTCTTTGCTTGAGGTTCAGGCTCAACTTCAGGATTAGGAACCATTGGTTCATCTTCTTCTGGTGACCATTCAGGTTCTTTCTCCCTATCAGGTTTAATTCTAGGTTTGATACCAGGTTCAATTGTTGGTGCGAATGGGTCATTCATCGTAAAATCTTCATCAATTTCCGTTTCCTCATAATAGAAATCTTCTTTTAATGATTTTCTTTTTCTAAGTTCACCCTCAATTAACTTCATTAAATCTTTCTTTTTCATAGCTGGTTGTAAATCTTTAATAATTATATTTTCAATATGTTCTTTAAGTGCAGCATCAAATTTTAAACTAGGTGAAACCTTGCCTAAATTTTCTCTGTAACCACCCAATGCTCCACTTTTGACCATATCTAAATAACTTTCTTTAGTTTCTTTCTTTTTGTATTTTACAGTCTTTTCAGGATGTTTTTTTTCAGGCATAGTTTTGTATTGTTTCTTAGATGTACTCTTAGAAAATTCTTTAGCCATCTTACACCATTTACAATCCTCAGTTTTACATTTGTTACAACGAGCCCAAAATAATTTTTGTTGTGCCTTTGATTCAAATTTTTCACTTATCTGACCAGTACCATCATCATAATCATCCATTCCATCGTCTGTATCAGGACCTACTTGTTTAGGTTCTTGTGTTCTACCTTTTAAAGCCCAATTGATATTAGTTTCCTCTTCACTATCATCCTCAGTTAATTTTACATTTTTACATTTAGGGTCTGATTGATTTTGCAAACAAAAATTAGCTAATTTTAAATCTTCAGGTTTTGTTTTGTCTAATAACGTGGTAACAATTTGTGTAGCCTCTTTATTTTCCTTTTTGGACATTTTTTCGAACAACAAATTGATTTTACTTTCATTCAAAGTTGAAATGAATTTTGAAGTAAATCCGTTATTTAATAATAAACTAATTTTTTTATTTAAATTCATAATTTAATTTTTTTTCAAATTCAAGAACAATATCCCTCTCGTATAATTTATTTTTAACAACCTCCTCACTATCTCCAAATCTGAAAACTAACCTTTTTACTATATCAAAATTTATAGATTCATTTTCATTTTCCCAAGCTAATGCAATTACATCATCAGTTGCATCTATCATTGAAAAATAATCGGACTTTTGAATTACTGACAATGTTATTTTATCATTTTTCAAAACTCCGACTTTCTTAATATGTTCTATGTCTGGTGGACTTGGATAACCATTAGATGGTTTTGATTCCCACATTTCTCCCCACACATCTTCTACTCTGTCTGAAAAAATAAACTCGTATATATTATCACCTCGATAATTAGGTCCCAGTTCATTTACGTAAATTAAAAACATTATAGGATATTACCTTTTGGAGTTATTTTAAATTTAGCTTCACTTAAATTGAATACCAAGTTATTTTTTTCTGTTTTACCTAAAAAAACTGCTTGAGGATATTCTTTCATAAATCTCTTAGTTGTTTTTTCTTGTGCATAAGACTCATAAAGTCCATTAGAAACTTTAGTAGTTTTTTTAGTCTCACCAAAATATTTACCCAATACTTTATCAACGTGAGATTCATTAAACATTCCCTCAATCATTTCTTCCATTTTGTTAACATAATGGTCTCTCTTTTCTCTTCTTCCATGTCTTGGGTACATTTCAGCCATTTCCCCACCTGCAGGAGGCGTTGGCGGTGTTGTCATTTCTTCTTCACCACCCTCTGGTGCTGGGGGTGTTGTCATTTCTTCTTCTCCACCTTCCATTTCTGGTTCACCCATTCCTTCTTCCCCACCTTCCATATCTTCACCACCCTCAAATCTTGACATTATTTCATCTAAATCATCTTCTTCCAAATTATCTAAATTTAAAGCTGATAAAACAGAATTGATAACGTATTTAATATCTTTGGAACTCATCTCATTTTCTTCGTCAGATAAAAATGTTCTGATTTTTTGTGCCAATTTACCTGTTGCTTTTTGAATAGATTTGAATGATACTTCTTCCTCTTCGTCTCCCTCAGGTTCTTCTGTTCCCATTTCAGGTTCAGGCATTTCTTCTCCCCCTTCAGATGGTGGTGGAGTTGTCATTTCTTCTCCTCCTGCTGGTGGTGGAGGTGTCGTCATTTCTTCTCCTCCTCCAGCAGGTGCTGGTGCTGGTACTTGTGGATTTGCTTCAGGTGCCGCATCTTGTTCAGTTGTTAAATAATATTCCACTTCTCTATCATCTTCTAAAAATAAAGAAACATTCTTATTATAACCTTCATATTTGTTAACTTCGTTAGCAACTATATTTAATCTCTTAAGAGCTTGAGAATAAGATGAATAATATTTTCTATTTTTCATAGGCTCAATATAAACAGAATTGGACTCATTCAAACCTCTCTTAATTACATAACCATTTTTTTCTTTAACAATGTGATATGTATTACCATCAGCCAAAAGTTTTTTAAACTCATTTGATTTTGTTTCGTTAATTGATTGAGGTACGTGCAAATTATAGTTTGCTATTTGAATCATTCTATTTATTTTATCGATTCCTTCTAATTTTTCACTTCCAATTGGTTTTAAATTTCCCATATTTTTTTTGTTTTTTAATATAAATATATTGAAATAACTAATTCTTTATTCTTTCTTTTAAAGAAAGTTTTTTATCTATTAAATTAATTGGTATATTGTATAGTTTCTCAATGTATCCATTTCTACGAAGAACTTTAAATACTAAATTTTGTAGTCCCATTTCACCTCCAGATTGTAGTCCTGATAGTCTATATTTTTTGAGTTTGTCTTTTATTGATTTAACAGATTTTCTGATAGATTCAATATCTTCATCATCAAGGTTTTTGATTAATGTATCAATCAAACTCATCCACTTTTTTGCATTCCTAATTATTTCTTCTTTCTTTACACCTAAATTTTCTTTAGTTGGTTTTTTAATCCATTGGTCATTTAAAACTGAATAAACACCCCCACTAACTCCCTTCAAAGCACTATCTTCAACAAAAACTTCAACATCATATCCAAACATTTTTATATCTCTCTTTTGATTAAAAACTATTTTTTTCAAATCAAAAAACTCAACATATAAATCTTTATATTCTTTTATGAATTGTTTATAGTCAACTAATATGTGTAAATCAACGTCAGAATATTCCGACCAATTATAGTTTGCAATTGACCCTGTTACAATAATATCATCAATAACAACATCAAGTCCAAATGAATCGATGAATTGATAGGCAATTTCCAATAAGTTTTTTCTAACTTGTGGATTAATCTTATTACCATCTTTTTCCCATATTTTGGGTTGTAATGTTTTTTGTGGTGTAAAACTTGAAATTACTTTGTTTAAAGGCTCCATCTATAATAAATATTTGATTTACCTTTATAATTATCACAACCTCTTGTATTTAAAAGTTTTTGCAATTTTTGAATTAAAAAACTTACCTTGAGATTCTGACATCCTAAATTGAGTGTAGATTTGATGTGGGACATTTTCATATGAATATTTCATACCATTATTGAATTCTACAATCAATTCTTTTGACTCAGTATCAAATTCAGTTCTTTTAATATTACTTGATTGAATTTCGTTAATAATTTTTGTACCTCTAATTTCTTCTCTTATAATTCCCATACAATAAAATTTAAAACCCCCATTCGGGGGTTATTATTAATTTATATTTTTAAGTTCATCTCTAATTTCGATAGCCCTTTCAAAGTTTTGTTCTTGAATAGCCAAATCCAATTCTTTTTTCAACTTATCGATTTTTGTATCATTTTTTTCCAAATCTTTTATTTGATCCCTCAACTTTGCAGCCTCTTCAAAATTTTGAGTTTCAATACATTCATTTAACTTTCTTTGTAATTCTTCTTTTGGACCTCTTCCAGCTTCCCACTTTGTTTTCGTTTTTTTATTTGAAAAAAGATAATTTGTAAAAACTATGAAATTCAAATCAGGTCTAAGTTTATACCCCTTTTTAAAATC